GAAGTCTTTAATTTTAGCCATAACAACAATCAAGGATGAGAGCTTTAACCCTAAAGACTTAAAAACAATCCATATAAAAACAGGAGCAAAATTAAATATTGTGTTAGAATACGATGATGAAGAAAAGATTTATAATCTAATCTTTAAGAAAACATCCCTTAAAAATTCATAACCAAAACCCCTTTGCACTCTCTTGATTTTAATAATCCATTTTTATCAAGGTTAAAATGCAAAAAAGGGCAAAATTAATAATCTTTGCTCTTTAAATTTAATAGGCACAGAGTGCCTAAAAGTTGCTAATAAGAAGCTCTGTGTGCCTTTTATACTGCGTTTTTATATTCAAGCTATAATGTGTTTGTAGTTTTTTAATATTAAAATCTTTGTAGAGATTATTCACCAACTCACAATCATTATAGCTAAGTAAGAATTTCCCTTTAATATTCTTTAATATTTCAAATAAATCCTTATGATCTTTTAAATCAAAGGTTTTCTTATTCTTATAATAATTCTCTGTGCCAACATAAGGAGGATCTAAATAAAACAAAGTGGAATCATTATCATATTGCTTAATAAAATCCCTAAAATCCAAATTTTCAATACTCACATGTTTTAGCCTTTCTGCATAAACTTGAAAACTTTTATAAATATTCTTTGGACTTCTTGCCTTTTTACACATTGCATAATGCCTTCTTGTACCCCCAAAACTATGCACAATGGAATAATAATAAAGCGCTGCTTTTTCTATATCATTTCTTGGAGTTTTGGTAATGGAATCTTTAAAAAAGATTCTACCACTCAACATTCTATTAAGTTCTAATTGCAAACTTTGTGGGCGACTTTGTATGATTTTATGCAGATTAATTAAATCCTCATTCCAATCATTAATCACCTCATTGTATTTTGCAAAAGGACGCTCTTTTGCATAAAGAACAGATAGGCTTCCTGCAAAAACTTCAGCATAGCAAGTATGAGGAGGCATTCTCTCTACAATTTCTTTTGCCATTTTAGATTTTCCACCTACCGAAGCAAATGGGGCTTTTAAAGTGCTAGTTTTCATTTTAAAGTTTGCATTTTTCATTGCAACTCCTTCTAAAATGAAATTTTTTGCTTATGTTTTCAAAAAAAGAGGTATTATCCCAAAGCTAGTTTTCATTAAGGGGGTTTCCCCTTATTCCTTATTTTTTTCTTTAATCCTTTTTTCTCTTATAATCTCTAATCTTTCACTTTGCCATTTCACAATGAGTTCCAAACAAGTGCATTTTTTCTCTAAAGTTTGAAGGATGTTTTCTAGTGCTTTGATTTGTGCTTTTAAATCTCTCTTTTTCATTTTTCAAACTCAACATCAGTTATAAAGCCATCAGCACTTAGAGTATGATTCACACTATTAATTTGATAAACCCCATTATCACTTCCTGCATTATTTAATTCTAGCAGTCCTCCTGCATAAATCTTGCTGCCATAGATACTAAGCCTTCCACTAATGCTCCCAGAGTTAGCATTTTTAAGTTTCGCTTGAGCCTTAAGTTTTGCATCGCTACTATTTTTAAAAGCAGACTCTATTCTAAGCTGTGGCATTCCATTGCCTACTACTACTTCTTTATTTTTATTCTCTTCCGTATCGTGCCAAATAGCTCTTGCACTAAGATAAAGCGTTTTATTAGAATGTTTGATAGAAAAACTTATCGCTTCTGATAAATTTATTTTAGACACAGGAAGCTTCTCGCTTTCTTTTTTGTATAAAAACAAAATTTTATTATCCTTAATAGAAAACATTGCACCATATTCCTTTGCCAATCTTTTTAAAAAGCTCAAATCGCTCTCATCGCTTTGGGCTAAATAAACAATCTTAGCCTCTTCAAATTCTGCTTGAAAGCCCAATTGGTGTTCTTTAGCAATTTTTTCTACAATCTCTTTTAAGCTAACCTTCTCCCAAGAGCGGCTCCTTTTCTCTTTTAAAGCATTGCTAAAATCTACTCCTGTAGCAGTAATAGTAGTGGAATGTTGTGTTCTTTCACTGCTTTGCACACAAAAATCTCCACAATACCAAAGCCCACTTTCTTTATACCCAATCCATACTTTAAGCTTATCTTGGTATTTAGGTCTCCTAAATTCTCCTGCAACTTCCAAAGTAATTTCATCACTTAAAATCCCTGCTTCATCTTTAAACCTTAAAGTAATGAGATTTTTTTGAATATGCTCTGTTACATCTCTATTATTAGCCAAGATTTTAAAATTAGGAGTAAAATTCATCGGTAATACTTTTTTAAAGAAAGATTTAAAGTTTGAGACAGGCTTGCTCCATTTGGTAAAATAGATTCTTTTTTAAGAGTATAGCTCTCTACTAATACTTCGCCAATAATTTCTCCATAGCCCAAAACCATAAAAAAAGGTTTTTTTTGCTTCACTTGTTTTTTAAAATCTTCTAGGGTTCTTTGTTTTTGCAAAATTAAATCTAACTCTAACTCTAAAGATTCTTCAAACTTCCCACTATCAAAAAAAGCAGGATGATTACCAATGCGTTTAATCTCGCTAAAAGGCAATATTAATTTCTCTGTGATTGTTTTTAATTGTGTTTGTTTAAGTCTAAATTTAAAATCTCCCAGGGCTAAATAAAACATTGTTTCTCTCTTTTAAAAATCAAGATCGCTAAAGCTACGATCTCTCTCACTCTGTTTTGCCTTCTTTAGAGCCATCTCCACTTCTCTTTGAATATCTCTTTGCAGCTGGGAATTTTCTGGAATCTTGCCATCAGTGGTTTGCACTTGGATTCCACCAGTAAAAGCCACACTAATATTATTTTGTGTAGAGGAGGGAGTAAGAGGAGAGACTTGAAGGGTCTCTATCTTTTTTTCCTCTAAAGAACTTTTAAGGGTGCTCTCTCCAAAACCAAAGAAACCTTTAATGGAACTTAGGGTTTCCCCAATTATAGAAACAGCTGTTTTAAATCTTGCAATCCAGCCTCCAAGCAATTCTTGAAAAAAATCGTTTATAGGAGTAAAGGCAGAGGCTATTAATCCCAAAGGATTCCAAGAAAAAACACTCTTAAGATAATTCCATACTCTTGAAAAACTCTCTTGAATGCTATTTACAACATTAGAAAAAACTTCTTTTAAAGGGGTCCAATGTTTATAAATTAAAAATCCCACTCCCGCAATGGCAGTGAGTGCTAACCCAATAGGGTTGAAAAGAAAGGCACGGGAGAGAAAGAGCACAGCCGTGCTTAAGGCTTTAAAGCCTAGCACTGCTTTGCCTAACCCTAAAGTCATTGCACTTAGCGCAAACATAAAGGTAGGGACAATAATTAAAAGTGTGCCAATACCAACTGCAGATCCTACAATGACTTTGGTTAGCGTTGGGAATCTTGAAGCAAAATTTGAGATTCCATCTGTAATGGGACGAATTATGCTAATAAGTGCATTTAAGGAGGGTAAAACTACATTACCAATACTAATACCCACATTGATTAGGCTTGATTTTAAAAGAATAAGAGCATTCTCTGTTGTAGCACTCCTTGTTTCAAATTCTCTTTGCAAAGAACCTATATTGTCTTTTGTATTAGCGAGATTTACTGCTTTTTTGTAATTATCAATACCCTTAACAAGCAAAGCCATATCATCTCCAAAATTTGCTCCAAAGAGATTACTTAGAATTCCCATTTGATCTGCTTTTTCTACTTTGGTTAGGGTTTGCAAAAAATCCTCAATACCCTTTTGAGGGTCTTTTTGAATAGAATCTTTGAGTTCTTCCGCACTTAATCCAATCTGCTCTAATGCTTTTTTAAAGCCCGCTGTTTGCTCCTCTGGAGCTAAAAGCTTAGTAAAAAAGGAATTAATTGCTGTTCCTGCTACTTCAGGGGCTTTACCCATTGCTAAAAAAGCACTTCCAAGAGCTGCAGCATTTTGAGCGCTTAATCCCATTACATTAGCCGTTCCTCCAATCCTTCCTAAAACTTCGGCAATATCTTTTGCTTTAGCGGCAGAATTATCGGAGATATGATTCATGGCATCACCTAATCCCTCCATTTCTTTTAGCCCTAATCCATAGACATTCATAATTTTTGCCATTGTGTCCCCAGCCTGTTCTGCATCCATATCAAAAGCGGTGCTCATCTTTGCAACTAGGGTTGTAAAATCCATTAGCTTTTCTTTAGCTACACCTAATGCTCCTCCACTCGCAGTAATTTTAGCTAATTCAGTCGGAACAAGGGGAATTGTTTTGCTAAGGTTTCTAATCTCTGCACTAAAAGATTGAAGCTCTTTTTGACTATCAAAATCCACAACCTTATTAACATCTGCCATGGCACTCTCAAAATTAATAGCGGCTTTAATGGGCATAACAATACCAGCTCCCAATGCCACCTTTTCCATTATGGAGCTTTTAAAAGAATCCATATTGGCTTTAGCCTTAATTCTCACCTCTTCAGAATTTAAGCCCTTAATCTTTGCCTTAATCGAATCTAAAGTTGTCTTGATCGTATTAAGAGGGGTAATGTTTGTTTTAGGGGTAATTGTGCTTTTAAAAGTGCTGCTTGTTACACTTTTTAAGGAACTAAGGCTACTTTGGGCTAATTTAATTCCCTTATCGTTAAAAATTGTTTGAATACTAATCCCAACACCTAGATTTTGCATATTTTTTCCTTTTTTAAGATTTCTCCTAAAATTACAAACTTAATGTGAATATGTTTTAAAAACTCACAGGCAAGAGCAGGAATCCTAGCTTTGATAAACAAAGCTTTCCTAATTGCCTGTTTGTCCTTAAAACATATTTTCTTACCTACATATTTTAAAGACTTCTTAAATGCTTTTTAAAAAGTCTTATCTAATCCCTCGTGCAATCCTTTGCGATTTGCTCAACTTCCTTGTAATAGATACTAAGCTCCTTATGACTTTCAAAACTTCCATCCTCTTTAGGTTTTTTAGGAAGTTCTAAATTGCATCTAATGGGAATGAGAACTTCTTTGGTTTGAATTTTTACAATGGGCTTAGGTGCACATCCTATGAAAGAAGCTAAAAGAAAAAGAAATGCAAAGGTATAGGCTAAAAACCAAAGAAAACGCATCATTAAATTGATTAAAATTTTATGAATTCTAAAACCCTTCATTTACCAAGCTCCTTAAAGATTTGTTTATAGCCTCTAAGCTCTGTTTCACAACTAGAATCTTTTAAAACAATTTCTTTAATCGCTGTAGTATCAATCAAGGTTTTTTGCACTTGCATCTTTTTAAAAGCTTCGTTTTGTTTTTCTAAGGCAAGATTTAATTTTTGAACGTTTAAAATTGTTTGTTGCAACTCCAACTCTTTTAAAAACAAGTCTTCTTTTAAACTAGAGTTCCTCCAGATAAAAAAACAAAGAACACAGGATAAAGTTACACAAAGTAATGCAAGAATCATCTTAATATCTAGTTTTCTTAAAAACATTAAATGCATTAAATATTCCCACTCTCTATCATATTACAAATTCTAACCCCACGTCTTTTCACCTGCTTAAACCATTTACTTAAACGCATATTCTCAGCAGCTCTTTTGTAGTCTTCTTGCTCTAAAAAGAGTAAAGTGTTTTTAAAAGTTTTCAATGTCCCAAGCCCTACATTGTAGTCAAAATCAACCAAAGCAGCTTTTCTTACTCTATCGGTTTTAGCAAACCAGTTAAAATTTTGTGCCAATTCCTCATAACATTTTTGTAAATTTTCTCTTAGCCAATCTTTAGCGATTTTCTCATTTATCAAACCTTCAGCTCTCAAAAGTTTCTTCTCTGTCTCCGTTAAAGGGTTGGCTTCTATGTTTCGCCCATAGCCAATTGTTAAAAATCCAGCGGGGCATTTATAAACTTTGGGGCTAAATCCCTCAAAATCAGCGGTTAGTGGCAAAATTATCTCTATTGTTTCTTTCATTGGTTTTCCTTATTTACTTTCATAGCAAGCTTATGAAGCTCCAAGAAGTCTTCCCATAGCATCTCCATACAATCGCTATAGCCTTGATAGAATGCAATTCCCAAATTTGCAATCATTGTTAAAAGACTTCCTTTTTCTACTTTTTTGTAATAAGCTCCTTTAAAGCCCCCTGTAAAATGGCTAAATCTCCTAATTCTAAATTATCTATTTCATCAATACTTATCCCTGTTAGATTAGCAATCATCGCAATCTCTCTTTCAAAATCATTAGCAATATCACAAATTGCACGAACATCTCTAACAAGAGGTTTCCTCATTTTCACTTCTTTATTTCCTAATTTGATAATTTTCTCCATTTTTCACTCCTACATAACATGAGAGCGTAAATCCGCCCAAATATCTTTACCGCCCATAAGGCAAATCATATTTCTTGTATCAATCAGCATTACTTGTGCATTGTTTTCATCTTTTTTATAAAAATACACCTGCATTTCAAGTTCTACTTCCACCTCTTCTCCAGAGGCAACCTTTGGCATTGTAAGTTTGGTTATGTTTCCTCTAAAGGTAGCGACATGTCCAAAATGTCCCTTTTGGGAACTCACATTCCATTTAACATACAAATTAGAGCTCTGATTAAATTGAGAGCTCATAGAATTTAAATAAACAATATTGTATTCAGCAAATTTTACTTTTAGAGTCATCTCTTTTAAAATCCCGCTATTCTGATTGCTTTTGTAAAAACCTCCATTTTGCGTATATGTTTCAAACTCTATTGCAGGAAGCTCCACCTCCTTGCTAACTCCTAAAAAGCCTATGCCCTCGACAAAAATTTGTGCGGCATTAATGACTTGCGCCTCTCTTAATTTTGAAAAAACCATTTTTTGCTCCTTTTAAGAAATCATTTTTATAAGCATCTTAGAAAATTTGTCTGTATAATCAAAATTTACTTCTAGCCTCTTAACAATGGGTGTATTCATTGTTTTAACATCTAAATAAAATTTACCAGCAGTAATATTGGCAGGGGTGTTTAGCTCATCATTCCAAGAGACTTCATAATCCACTAAAACCTTTGCACCTTTTAAGCTTAAGAGCATTTGCTCTACAGAATCTTTAGCGGCTTTTAACTCATCTGCTCGCCTATCAATTGCCCAAAATAATCCCTCTAATGCAGCCTCTGCAATCCTATCAAACACCCTCACTCTAGTAAAATCCCGCCAAATAGAATCCATAGAAGTGGTATTATTCCCCCAGAGCCTAAAACCATTATAGCGGATAAGGGTTGTAATATTTTGACTTCTTAGCCTATCTGCTTCACACTCTTGCCCTGCTTGGAATTCCACAATTCTCTTTGTGCCTGAAACTCCATTTAATACACGATTAGAGTGAGAATTTGAAAAGCCATATTCTTCCTCTCCATCCACATAAGCAATAAGTCCTGCAACTCTTGCACTAAGAGGCTCAAAAGAATGCGTGTTTTTAAGATTGTCCCACACTTTAACATAAGGATCGCAAAGCAATACCCTCTCACTCCCATAAGAGAAGGCTTTAGTGATAGCATCACTTTCACTCTCACAATTTAAATCAATAATGGCATGAGCATTTAGTTTTTGAGCTATGCTTTGCATTTGTGAGCCAATGTCTAAATCGTGGCTAAAAAATGGGGCAATAATTAAGTTGGGGTTATATCCAAAAAGTGCTTGAGAACTAGATATTTTTAAGAGCGCTTCAGATACCTTTGTTTTTATTTCTTCTTCCCCATAAAAATCTTCGGGATTTTGTTGTGCTTGCGTGGGAGAAATCACCACAAAGCTTAGAATAAGAGGAGATTTAGCATTTTGCTCATTAATCCCATTTAACACCCTAAGAATGCTTCCTTCATATCCTGCAAACTCTTTTAGGGCAGTTTCTGCTGAAGCAAAAAACCGCAAAGGTTCTGCTCTAAGGCTATTGATTAACTCCTCATTACTCTCATCTAATGCAATACTCACAACCGCACCAATGGGTGTGCTAGATTCAATTTTAATAAGACGCACAGCACTACTAGAGCGCGTAACATTAACACCAAAATTTGCTGCCATTTATTCTCCTTTTATATTAGATTTTTTATCTTTTTCTCCTTGCTCTTCCACTTCTTTGATTTTTAAGTGTTTAGCAAGGAAATCTTGAAACTTCTTAACCATAAGATTATATATATCTACTTCTTTTATGTCTTTATTGCGAGTTTTTAGTCTTTGAATACAAATAAGAATGCTTAAAATCTCTCCTAAGATTAAAAAGCTAAAACAATAATCCACAAAGATATAAAGAGTAGGTATGCTCTTAGCACCAAAAGCTACCACAAAAGGAACAAACAAGCTTAAGGCTTTGCTTGTAATATCAAAGCAGACAAAAGCCCTGAGATTTTCTCTAAAAGAGATTGTTTTAATAAAACCAGCAAATCCGCTAAAAAAGAACACAAAAAGCAGAGCATATACTTGTGCTTCTGATATTCCAAGATAATGCATTATCTGAAAGAATAACGCCAAACCACCACTGCCTAAAAATAAAACCGCATTGCTTCTTTCGCTAATATCCATTGCGTTCTCCTTTTAATAATCCCGCGGTATTGCATCTACTTCCTCTATAGTGTCCCACACTATCGCTTCCACTTCTTCTATGGTGCTACTTGCATCCACTCTATTTTTTAACACTCTTGCCTTAAGCATATTTTCATTAAGGCTTGAAAACATTAAAGAAGCCAAAGCGGTAAGATTCTTTTTGGTCATAGGCACAGGTGTGTTGTTTTTAGCAATCCATGCAAAGTTTTCAGGTAGGCTTAGAGACAGATAAGGGCTAATAGTATCCCTATCAGATTTTCTGTTAGTAAAAATCTCTCCATTAAATTCTATATCTTGCTCTATTGCCTCATCCCTTTTAGCGTTCATTTCTACTTTTTTAGTGGCTTTAGCTATCTCTAATGCCTCCTCTGCAGAAGGTGAGAGAATAGCATTCACTTCTTCTTCAGAGAGAGGAGTTAAATCAGGAGGAATCCCTAAAAAATCATCTTCAAACCCAAAGATTTCATTATTGCTATCTTTAAAGTAACGCATATTCAACCCTTTTTTTAAGAAAATTCAAGAACACTAAACCTAGAAATTGTCCATTCTGACCCATGCCATTTCCCTCCAAATTTATAAGTTGCACCATAAGGAATAACTCTCTCTACAAGATAAGAAAAATTCGTAAATGGACCCCAGCTATTACCTTTGTTAAAATTGACTTGATTTAGATTAAAGCGCTGAATATCATTTAAGACTCCATTTATATATAAAGGTCTATCAGAAATTATCTTCATCGGACCAATTGTGTTTGTGTAATTTACTTCTTTATTATAAGTCTTTACCCTCCACCTTTGATTTGCTCTAAAAGCCAATCTGTTAAGCGTGTGTAAATTGATTAGTGCATCTCCACTACGCATTATTCCACCGCACATAGGAGCCGTGCTAAAAGTTTTTACCCCATTAATGGTTTGATTACCATTCAATGCAACCTTGCTATTGCCCACTGCATCTACATAGGCTTTATTAGCGAGTTGGTTATTAGCGGTAGGATTGGTAGCGCATATAGGATTGGAACTAAAAGTCTTAACGCCAGATATGCTTTGATTGTTTGAGAGTAAAACTGCATTTTGTAACAAATCTTGCATATTTCCACCTATACCATTAAGTCTCTCATCCAAAGTGGCTTTATTGATGGCGTGATTGTCTTCTGTGGGAGGTGCTACATTAAAGACCTGTTGAGAGCTTCCATTTAAATCTGCTTTTAATGCAAGCCTTTGAGTATATTCTGCAATGGCTTCATTGGCTTTTGCTGTAAGCTTTCTCTCTGCATTATCCACATAATCCCTACTTGCCATAATAATGCTAGGGTTGAGCGTTAATATCACTTCAGAGGCATTAGAGACTTCCATGATGACTTTTATCATCAACTCTTTAGCACTTCCTTCGCTCAAAAGAGGTTTATAGGTTCTTGGGGTATTTCCTATTGCAATTAAATCTCCCTCTTCGTCATAAACACCTATAGCATTAACTTCAAATCCCCCAACATTGCTAGGAATGTGGCACTCTATGATTACGTGGTTGGGATTATTAGATTCTACGAACTTATTCGTAATACTCCTCTCATACACAACCTCTTCTAAAACACTCATATCTTGCGTTGGCGTAATAGCCTTAGAGCTCAATTTAAAGGATCGTAAATTTACTCCTGCATTAGAAGCTCTAGCGGCAACAAATTTTGCAATCCCAACATTAGTTAATAAAGTATAATAATCCATTATCTCACCTCCAAAAGACTTATATTACTCATCAAAGATTCATAAACACAAACTGCACTCCCCACACTACCTCTTGAAGTATTTTGGACATCTTTAGCTTGGTGTGGATAGATACTAAGGCTCTCGCTACTTAAAGAGAGATTTGCATTAAAGTCTTTATTTTTGCAATGAAGTTCATATTCTACGCCATCTAGGATAGAGCGAACATTTTTAAATTTTTGAATTAAAGAATCAAGCAGAGCAAAAGTTTCTTTCCCATTTCCTTTAATCGAGCTTGAAACCTTAACCCTAAAAGTAAAGGGTTCTCCCCCATATTCAAACCACTCTTGTATTTCTACATTCTCAAAAACTGATTGCAAAGCCTTTTTAAGGGCAGAGGGTGTGCCTGAATTTTTGTGGATAAACATTGCAGAGCTTAGCAGTTTCCTCATTTCTTCTTGGCTTAAACCCGCAATTTCCATATCAAAGTTTCTACCAATCTCTAAGAGAAGCTCACTTGGTGCAGTTTTGGGTAGGGTATTAATAGAGCTTAAATCGCTTTTTTCCAAAGCCTTTTCATAAATAGTCTCCAAGAATTTTAAGAGCTGTGGTTCATTGGGTGGAAGCAAACTTTTTTTCATAATTCATCCTCCAAAACTTGCACTCCTAAAGAAGAATACTCTTTATAGCTCAAAGCTAACTCTTGAATTTTAATGTTTTCTTTATCAGCTAAAACATCTTCTCTTGGATTTTTTAGAACAACTTTATAAACACCACCCACATGTAAATTCTTGATGATTTCAGAAAGTGGCAAATCCTCACCAATTTTAAATTTCCTTTTTTTAAAGAGTGTCTCATAAGAGGCAGCAATATTAGCAGTATCTTTTAAATCAAATAAAAAAATATCTGCCTCAATATTTATAACTTTGTTTTCAGCTCCCCTCACTAAAACTCTATCTGTTAGAGGGCGAACATTATCAGAATTTAAAATCTCTCTTACCCTCTCCAACATTAGCTCATCCACTCCCTCATCACTATGGATAACAACCTCTACAATTCCAGGGGTATGTTCTGAAGTAAATACCGCAACGTCATCTATTCTAGAATCTGCACTTTTTGCGTGGAATATATAGGCTTTTTGGCTTCCTGCGGTGGTGTGGGAGTGAAGGCTTAAGAGGTATCGCTCACGAAAGGCTTCATCACTTTCTACTTCTCCACCATCTGCAAAAGAACCTTGTGCCTTTACTTGCAGGCTAAAAGTAAGAGGAGTGAGTAGATTTTCACATTTAATTTTGGCAAATTTTTGTTTCTTAAAATACTCAACAACCCCACCCACACTCAATTCTCCTGCCTTAAGGGTTAAAGAATTCTTTAAAAATGCCCGATGCTCTCCGCTCTCATCGCCCAATTCTAAACCTTTAGGTAAAACTACATCTTGTTTAAAAGGAGCTTTAATACTAAAGCTATAATTAGCATAAGGATAAGCCCCATCTAGCCTCTCAATGCCTTGATTTTGGCAAAAATTATCCAAATCTTGCCCCTGTGCATAAGCAAGTAACAAAGACTTAATGCTATTCACTCTTCTTTGTTCCAGTAAAGCTACTTTATAAGCAAAAGCCTCAATTAAGACAGAAAAAGAATCAGATTCTAATCTTTCATAATTGGGGTAAAATCGTTTAATGAATGCTTCTATCTCATTAAGTAGCTCTTCATAGGTTAGAGGGGTTAAAACTTCAGACATTGAGAACTCCATTAAAGCTTGAGTTGTTGGTGAAATATAGAGTGTAGGATATTTTAGAATCTAAGACTTCTTCTAACACAACACGTTCTATCTTTATGCGTTTCTCCCATTTTTCCACTGCTTCTGCGACATAGCGATAAAAATCCAATTTAAAGCTTTCATCTAATTTTCTATCTATTAAAAGATAAAGCTTAGAGCCAAATTCTGGAAGCATTACACGACTTCCAAGAGGAGTTTCTAAAATCCTTTTTAAAGATTCTTCTAAAGAAGCTTGATAAGTTTTCATTGCACACTCCAAATTCCACTACACTCTGCACCCTCATCTAAAACTTGGGCGTTTTGCTGTATCTCTGCAACAACAGCAGCAGCTATTGCTTCAATAAAGGGTGTGGAGTATTGCTTATAATTTCCTCTATCCTCTACTTTTTCATAGCCCTTTGCTTGGAGGTTTGCTTCAATTTTACCAACAAGAGATTGTGTGCTAAGTGCCATATTTAGACCTTACTTCTTGTGTTTTGGCTACCTTGTGGATGGGGAGAGCCTGTAAAGGCACAAATGCATTCTGTGGTTACTACACCTGCTCCACCTAATCCTAAATCAATACTAGGAGAATCAATGCTTACTTGTTGTGCTTTGATAAAAGCTTGTTGGCAAACAATATTTATAAGTTTGGGAGAATCTATTTTTAAAGTAGAACTCTTGGAATCATAAGAAAACTCTACACCATCTTCATAGCTTATAATTTCTTTAAAATCACTAGCTCCCTCTTGCTCTTTACACTCTTTATTAAATATTCCTCTTAAGATAATGCCACCATTAGCTTCCCCATAAGGGGCTAGCACTAAAACCTGTTCTCCAATTCGTGCAGGAATATAATGTTTTTTAAAACTATTTGCAAAACTCAAAATGGGTAAAAAATCACTCACTCTTCCACATAAATTCACACGAGCAAGGGCTTTACCTTCTTCGCTTTTAGTTTCAACAATTGTTCCTATGGCTAGCAGATTCTTTAAAAGATTAAGTATCTCTTCCACAAATTGCCTCTTTAAAATTTTGCAGAAGTTTAGAAAAAAGTTCTTGTTTTAAAAATTGTTATTTCTTTATAAAAAATGATGAGAGGAAAACTAAATAATTTTTATTTTAAAGAATTACTAATTTTTAAAAACTCATTATTCTTGTTTAATACCGCAAAATTTTCATTAAAGGAATCCTTTGCGTATTAGTGAATTTTGTGAGGAATTACTTAATGAGCTTAGAATGCTTGTTGGAGATAATAGAGTTTTCTTCTTCAACAACGACTTTGCAAATGAGGAAGGCATTAGTAGGTGCTTAAAAAACTCTCCTGTTATATTCTTAGATTTTATCGGAGATACTTTTATTAAAAACACTTTTCAAAAACGTTGCGAACTTGAGCTTTATGTAATACACACAACTTCTAGCGTGAATATTAAAAATCGTGAAGTGTCTTTTAAAGAGCAAATGGATTTTTTAGAAAGAATAGAAAAACATTTATTCCAATTAAAACTTAAAAACGCAGGAGTGATTGAGCTTTTTTCTTTAACCAAAGAATATAGCGATATGACTAAAAATGGCTTTTTAAGTATTTATAAAAGAAAGCTAGAGGTGATGTTACACATAGAAAACCCTTATGAGGAAGGAGAGGAATGAAAAAAGAATTTTTTATTTGTGAATTAAGTGCCACAGAGACTAATGAAAATTTAGTGGAGCTAAAAGTGGCGGTTGTTGGGAAGTGGAGCGGACACCACGCGGGTAATTTTGAAATTACAGAGCAATCTTTAAAAGAGATTAAAACAAACTTTGATAATCGCTTAGATGATTGCGTGATTGATTATGAACACAACAGCTTAAATGGTTTAGAGAATCCTGCGGCAGGCTGGATTAAATCTTTAGATATTAGAGAAAACGCACTTTTCGCAAAAGTTTCTTGGAACAAAAAAGCAAAGGATTTTATCAAAAATGGCGAATACAAGTATCTTAGTCCCACCTTCCAAATGCACTATAAAGACCCAAGAAGCGGTTCAGATTGTGGTGTGTTTTTACACTCTGTTGCCTTAACAAACACGCCCTTTTTAGATTCTTTGGGTGAGGTTAAGGCAAATTCAAATTTATTAGATCATAAAGGAGAAACAATGGAAAAATTGGAAGCTTTGGAAGCTGAAAATAAGGCTTTAAAAGAGCAGTTAAAGGAAGTGCAAGAAACTCTTGCTAAGACCAATGAGAAAATGGCGTGTTCAGTTGTAGATTCCGCACTTGTAGCTTGTAAGATTACAGAGGGACAAAAGGAATGGGCTTTAAATTATGCAAAGTCAGACTTGCAAGGATTTAAGAGTTTCTTAGATGCTACACAGCCTTTAAGCCAACCTCAAAACAATCTTTTTGCAAACAGCAATGCAAAAAATACAACCACAACTGAAATTGATGTGGTGAAACTTACATTGGAATCATAAAGGAGATAAAGATGGCAAATCCAATTTTTTATTCAAAAGGTAAAACGTTAGGTGATTTACTCATCAAAACACATTTAAGCATTAATGCTTCATTTTCTGAAGCTACAGAGGACAATCCTGTAGGATTAGGAACAGCAGTAATTGTAGTAGCAGGAGAGAATGGAGGATATACTGCAACAAAAGCTCCTGCTAACGAGGCAAATGGAATTTTATTGCAAAGTGTGAATAATTCAACAGATAGTGTGGGTGTTTTGATTGCGGGAGAGATTAAAGAATCTTTTTATGAAGACGCACAGTTTGACAAAGATTTACGCACTTCTTTGTTGCAAAATAAAATCGTATTAAGATAAGGAGAGAGTATGAGAACAAAACAAGCAATGGAGCTTTTTACCCTAGAAGCAATGCAGAAAATTATCGAACAAAAAAAAGCGATTGAAACACCATTTTTAAGTAAATATTTTAAAACACAAATCGGGCATATCTCCCCAAATGTGGCAATTCCAATTAAAAAAAGCGAGAATTTCATTCTCCATGCGATTTCCAAGAGCGCAAGTGCGGTTTTAAGTGAAGATAGTGAAGAGATTTTAATGAAGTTTGAAGTGCCAAGATTTGCACAAGAGGGAACCATTAATGCTACTGATTTAAATGAGTTAAAAAGTTTTGAAAATGGGGGTGATTTACCTAAAGCTTTAAGCCAAAAAATTGCTGAAATCATCACAAATCATAAAGAAAATTATGTTTTAACGCAAGAATTTATGGCAGTAGGAGCAGTCTTTGGGAGAGTTGTAGATGGCAAGGGAAATGTGCTTTTTGAGGTGGAAGTGAAAAATAAAGCAGGATTTAACGCACAAAAAACCCTACATAATTCTTTTGCAGAAGTTTATGATAGCTTCTCTAAAAATTTAGGCTATCACCCCGAATTTGATTTATATGTTAGCCGTGAGCTTTATGAGGAAATCCATAACAAAGCTACAGAAGAGGGACTATTTAAAATCAATCAAGCTAAATTAGAGAAAAGTTCAATGCAAATTTATGGAATCAACATTATTCCCTATGTTGCAAGTTATAGAAATAAGAGCTCAAAAAGAGATGTGCAGTTCCTGTCTGGTAAAACAGGGATGGCAATTCCAAACACGCAAGGAATATTCCAATTACACTATTCAAGAGCACATCATACGCAAGCCTTAAACTTAAGTGCACAGAAATTCTTTGCAGCAAAGCCTGAGGAATTAGCACAAGGTAGGGGGTATTGCCTACACACAGAGAGCAATGTTTTACCCATTTGTGTGCGTCCTGATGCATTAGTAAAACTAGAATGGGCTTAAAAAGGGCATAAAAGGCAAAAAGATACCTAAAGGGTATCTAACCCTTATTTAAATTTTTTAAAAGGTTTTAAACGCATTTACAAGAAGCTTTAAAAGGTATAAGACTTTTTAAAAAACTTTCAAGGATAAGATATGGAAAAAATAAACCAAAATTTAAAAGAGGATTTAGAGAGCAAAGGACATATCTATATTGCTAAAGATGGAGAGAGACTAGATACTATTGTTTATCAATATTATGGAACTTTAGCACTTTTTTCTAAAGTTTTAAGCGCTAATCCTAACCTTACCCAAAAACCCATTTTAAATGCTGGAGATAGGGTTATTTTACCTTTTTTAGATACCAACATTAAAACGCTCGATGAGCTTTGGAGTTAAGGATTTCAAGTGGAAGAAAAAGAAGAACTCAAGCAAACACTAAAAGAAGCAGCGCAAACAAACACAGATTTGCAAGAAGATAAGAATCTAAAAAATAATCAAGAAGAGGAACAACAAGAATTTTTAGAGGATGAGGATTCCTATCCCCCTAAAAAGATTGGACTTTCTTTTAAAAAACCAATAATTACTGAATCGGAGTTAATCGATGAATTAGGCGTTAATGAGATTAGGGATTTAAGTGATATTCACGGGGAAGGAGTTTGGAATCGCTGTGTAATTGATGATTGTATCAAAGATGCAGAAAACCTTATTGCCTCTTTTTTCAAGCTACCTAGCAATCCTACCCCTTTTTTAAAAGATATTTGCACCAAGCTTACTATCGTCGAATTAAAAAGACGCAATTCTTATCCAAAAGAAGAACTAGACTCTATTAAAGCTGAAGCTTTAGAGTGGCTAGGCAAGATGGCAAAGGGCAAAATCCCAACGAGCCTAGAGGATAATTCTTACCCAAAAAATCGCTGTTTTATCCACAAGCAACACAAACTTGATTTAAAGAGGCTCTATGACTAAAGATACACGCACTCTAGCCTTTGATTTATACTCTAAAGGTTATAGTATTGCCAAAATCGCAGAAATACTACATAAAAATGTTAGGACTATTGCTAATTATAAAACAAAGGAGTGGGATATGAAAAGAGCAGATTTTTTCACACAACTAAAAGGAGATAGGGGGGAAGTGTATCAAAGCTTTGTAGAGGAAATGTATTTAGCTATTAGAGAAATTAGAGAGAGCACTTTAAGTGCTAAAGATAAAGCTCAAGCTCTCTCTAAGCTAGGAGATTCCTTTGCTAAAATGAATAAGGTAGCCTCTTTAGAAGACCCTAAAACTTATAGATTAAGCATAATTAAACGCACCCTAGAAACACTTTTAGAAGAGTTAAAACTTGCAGGTGAGAGTGAATGCCTAAAGGTTATTGTCAATTTGATTGAAAATCATAATTTAACTGAAAAACTCTCATCTTTAGAAGCTTGAAATGTTCTCAAAAGCAGAATTAGAATCTTTTAAAGAATCTCTTGATAAAGAAAGGCTCAATTCTCAAGATCTAGAGACATTAACAAGAGCGGATTTTATTGCTTGGCTGCAAGAGAAAAAACAAGAATTAAAAAACCAAATTTCTAGTGATGTAACACTTAAAAGCGAGCAGAGGGAACAGAGAAAGCAGAGGGCAAACAAAGATTTTCTTTATTTTGCAAAAACCTACTTTCCCCATTATTTCACTCTTAAGGGGCAGAGTGCCTTGCATTTGGACTTAGCAAAGACTTTTGAAGTAATTGCACAAGGCAATGGGGGCGGAGCTTATGCCTATGCTGCTCCAAGAGCGAATGCTAAGACAACCTATGTAGCCCAACTCTTTCCATTATGGTGTATTTGTTTTAAATTTAAAACTTTTATTGTAGAGATTTCAGACGCTGTGGAATTGGTAGAGGGGAATTTAGAAGCGATTAAAGCAGAATTAGAGGGAAATGCTAATTTGGCTTTTGATTTTCCAGAGGCTTGTGGCATTAGCGATTCTTGGAAAGTAGGAGAGTTTGTTACAAGAAATGGGGTTAAGCTTAAAGCCTTTGGGAGTGGGAAGCGACTAAGAGGGGTTAAGTTTGGGGCATTGCGACCTGATTTGTGTATCTTAGATGATTTAGAAAATGATACCAACGTCCGCTCTAAAGAGCAAAGGGATAAATTAGAATCTTGGTTAGATTCTGCGGTTATGAATTTAGGAGACGTTACCCACTCTATGGATGTGCTCTATATTGGAACGATACTACATTATGATTCTGTGCTAAACCGCAAACTCTCACTAGGCTTTTGGCATCCAAAAAAATTTAAAAGCATTATAAAATTCCCCAATCGTATGGATTTATGGGATTGCTTTAACACACTTTATCTAAGAGATTCCAAAGTTGCAGAGGATTTTTATAAGAAACATACCAAAGCAATGGAAAAAGGAGCAGAGCTTCTTTGGGGAGAAGCTCTAAATTTAAAAAAGTTAATGGAAATTAGAGCCCAAAACCCAAGAGCTTTTGCTAAAGAGCAACAAAATGAACCTAACATAGAGACCCAAACTTTCAAGCCTGAAAACTTCCATTTTTATGAAAGATTGCCTAAGAAGTTTGATCTTATAACCCTGTTTTTAGACCCCGCTTGCGCTCGTAAAAATTCTGATTTTACTGCTTTGTGTGTGCTTGGGGCTTTTGAGGAAAAAACTTATGTGCTAGAGGCAGTGGGTGGGATTTTAAAAACCAAAGAAATTGCAAGAAAGTTTATAGAATTTTATAAAAAATACAATCCTAATAAAGCCGCATTGGAAGCAAACTTTGGTGGGGATTTTTTGAAAGACTATATCAAAAAAGAGGCTTTAAGCAAGGGAATTAATATTCACATCAAAGCTATAACAAACACGCAAAACAAAGAAGAGCGTATAGAGAAATTAGAGATCCCCATTGAAGATGGAGAAATTCTTTTTCACAAGAGCCAAACCTTACTCCTAGAGCAACTAGAACAATTCCCCGATGGCAAAAATGATGATTTACCAGATGCTTTGCAAGGAGCGTATGCTCTTTTAAAATTCAAAAAGAAAAACAAGAGGCTTATAGACTATACACTTTTAAAGCCTAAAAGGAGCTTTCGATTATGACAAAAAATTTTCTATCCCACAATACCCTTATTGCAGAATTACTAAATACCCCTTACCAAAAACCTTTAAGCCGCAAAGATATTGCGATAATTATGGGGGATTTAATAGTTAGCCAAAGCACACTCTCAAGAAAGGCTCATATTGAAAAAAAGGAAGTGATTATTTCTACAAAAAATACAAAATACCAAGAAATTCTTAGGAGTGTATTTCACGCTTCTATTATCTCACAAATCCTAGAGACCTTCCTTTATGGGATTAATGTGTTTGAGATTAATTGGGAGAGGAAAGGGGGGCTTCTTGTTCCTAGCCTTGTAGGCAGAGATTTTCAAGAATTTAAGTTTAACAATGAGGGTAAGTTAGTCTTTTTAGGGAATGGAGGAGAGGAGGAAATTCCACCTTTTAAAGTAGTATATGGAATTTATAACCAAAGCTTCCGTGTCCCCTATGGAGAATCTACATTGCGGCATTTATACTTTAGTGTGAATATTAAAAATGCGGGATTAGATTTTTGGATAAGGTTTTTAGAAAAATTTGGAGAGCCTTGGGCTATTGCAAAAACTGATGATGATCCACAAACTTTAGCCTATGAAGTTTCTAATATGCTAAATGGCTCAACAGCGGTTATTGACAAAGAAGAGGAGATAGAGCTAATCCAGCCTAGTGCAAAGAGTGATTTTAAAGATTTAATACAATATTGTGATAGCCAAATCACTCGTTTTATCTTAGGGGGGAACTTAACAGGTGAAGTTAAAGAAGGAAGCCTTGCAGCAGCACAAGCTCATAATGAAATTAGAAGTGAGATTGCTCTAAGTGATGAGCGTATTTTATGCTATGTTTGCAATCGTGTGATTAGCTTTTTTAAAGAACTCAATGGCATAAAAGAGGAAATTACCTTTTCACTCTTTAACGAAGATGAACCAAAACTAGAACTTGCTAATAGGGATAAGACTATCTATGAAATGGGTTTCCAACCCACCCAAGAGTATATAGAAAAGACCTACAATATAAAGACTACAGCGCTAATAAAAGAGCAAGAATTAAGTGCAGAGAATTACTCTACTACAAAAAAAGGAGAGAAAGATTTTAAACCTTTTAAAAATGCCTTAAATACTCCTTTAATCCCTTTTAAATTACCCTTAAATAAAAATATAGCTTTTGATGAGATTGATAATTGGATAGAGAATCTAAAGCTTAAAGACTTAGATTTACAATCCCTATTAGAAAATGCTAAGAGCTTTGAGGAAGTTTTGAGCGCCATAGAAAAATCTTTGCAGGGAGAGGATTTAGAAATAGCAGAGGCTCTTTTAGCTAAAGCCATAATGAACGCACAAATCTATGGGGCAATCAATGGTTAGCTTTGATTTTAATCTCCCACCAGAGGAAAACATAAAAGCCTTAAAAGCAAAGAAACCCAAACTTAGCTTTAATTATGACGAGGTTATGCACGAAGCACACTTAAAGGCTTTTACCATTGCTAAAGTAACCAAACTAGATCTATTAAGTGATATTCAAGATTCTTTGCTTAAAGCTCAAAGTGAGGGCAAAAGCTTTGAAGTTTGGAAAAAAGAGATTAAACCCACCTTAGCGAAAAAGGGTTGGTTAGGCAAGGTAGAAGTAATCAATGATAAAACAGGAGAAAGCAAAATAATTAATGTTAATAATACAAGATTAAAGAAAATCTATAACACCAATATGCGAAGTGCAAACGCACAAGGTAGAGCTAAAGCACAATACGCCCTTGTGGGTGAGATTTATCTAAGGTATATTGCACTCCAAGATGGATTGACTAGACCAAGTCATTTAAAAATGCAAGGCATTACCTTACATAGAGATGACCCCTTTTGGAGCACAAACTACCCACCTAATGGTTGGAATTGTAGATGTGTAGTAAGGGCTTATAGTAAAGAAGAGTGTGAAAGAGAAGGCTTTAGTATTTCACAAACACCTCCACTGCCAATTGCAAGTAAGGATTGGAGCTATGATAAGAGAGGACTAGAGAAAGATAATAGCCTAAATACCATTTTAGATTCTAAACTTAAAAAGTTTGCTAAGGATAATAATAAGAGTGCGTTTGTGGAATCCTTACAGGCTACAAAAGAGGATATTTCACAAGTTAGAAAAAACTATGCAGCCATTAAAACACTGAAACAAAAAGCATTAAAGGGCAAAGCAGATAAAGAGTTTATTCCTATTGCTAAAACCACACAAACACTGCAAAATCTACTCCATACAAAGGCAAAAGAGATTTATTTAAGTGCAGAAACACTAAAAGACCACCTAGAGAAACACCCAAATGTAGGTGTAATAGATTATAGTTTATTGCCCCTTATAATTAGAGACGCGAATGTGTATCGTATCAAAGAAAGCAAAGAAAACCATATTGTATATTTTAGTAAGGCAAAAAACTATTACAAGGCGGCAATAAAAACTACAGAAGATAAAAAAGAAATATTCCTTTTAAGTCTAATTAAAAGTAGCAAGAAGTTATAAAGCGGGAAGCCACTCCCAAAGGTGATAGAGGTCAGCGCCGATTGGTTACGGGACACCTATCGTTACTTTTTCCCATTAACTTACTTTGGCAAGGAGTAAGGGGTGGAATATACACCACTACTGACAAAACCTTATAAAGGCATTCTACCATAAAGGAGTAAAAAATGCAATACACTATAAAGAATCTCAAAACTAAAGGCAAAGAATGATTTTTGCAAACTTAAGTGGTGGCAGAGATTCTACTGCAATGGTAGTGAGATATTTAGA